CCGTTTCTACTCATTTGTTGCTCCTTGTGCGCCTGCTCTCATCATTGCGGCTAATTTGTTAACATCATTTTTGCGAATTTTAGTTGCTTGATATTTAGCTAATTGACCAATAGCAGGGGCTACAACTACACCAGCAGGGCCAGCTAAACTTAAACCTAACAAAGAACCCAATGTAGTTGTTCCAAGATTTTTTAAATTATATTTTGCTGCATTAGCCATAAAGTTTTGCATACCAGTACCTTTGGCGGCTTGTTTGATGGCTTCTTGTTCTTCTGGTGTAAACAACCGCATACGCCTATCATCTTCTGATAATTGTAATAATTTATTATGCAAATATTGTTCTGTGCTGAGTTTAGAATCTCTAATTTCGGCTTTATCAAGCATATCTTCAAATACTTCAGATTTGCTTAATTTAGAATAAGTATCTCTAGCTTTTTTCCAATCTGCTAAACCTTCTTTATTTCCACCAACAATAGAAGATTCAGGCATATTTGCAATGTAATCATCAAATTCTGATTTTAAGCGAGTAGCAACCATTTTTTCATCTGGCTCTTTACTACGCTGGGCATTTCTAATAAAACGCCTTAAAACGCTTAATTCTTGAAAATCTTTAGGCAAATCAGTTCTTTGCAAGTTTTCTAAAGCAACAGCAACTTTAGGCATAGTTCTTGCATCGTAACCAAATTCTCTTAAATCTGAACCAACAGATTTCATCATATTAGAAAAATATTCTGGTTTTAATTCAACGCCAGATTCTTTTGCTTTATTAAAATATTTTGTAGATTCTTCGGTTAATTTTTCAGAAGAAGGCGCTAATTCAATAATAGAAGGTTTTTTTCTTAATGCAGTAGCCATTGTTTCTGCCGCATTTAATGCCACAGGTTTAATATTTTCACCAACAGCTTTAGAAACTATGCCAGCTTCTCTAATTCCTTGGTTTAAAGCAGGATTTCTTAAAGCATTAGACATTGAAGGAATAGTGCCAATATTGCCCATGTAAGGAGGCAATTTAGCAGCGCCAATAACATCATTAACTTCCCCCAATACATTTGCGGCAACAGGAGAAGTTGGTTGATATTGAAGTTTATTTGCTAGTTCAGCGCCAGCTTGACGACCTTCTTCAATTCCTGCTTGAGTACCATAATTAGGACTTGTAATGCCTTTATAAACACCATAAGCAGCGCCTATGGGTTGTGCAATCATTCCGCTTCCTATTGTGGCAGCAATTTGAGGTATGGCTTTTCTTTTATCCATATCGCTATATTGTGTCTCTACTGGCGCTACACTACCTCTATTTTGGGCTGTAATAACTTGAGGTACATCGCTGCTAATATTTGTACCCATTGTCCGTTCGCCAACAGGAGTCACAGGTGCAACAGGTTTTGTTTCGCCTTTTAAAAGCATTAAGCCTTCGTCTGAAACTTTAGACAAATCCCTAGCTTTTAAAGCCATTAAATCTGAATCAGATAATTGAGATAAATCCATTATTTTTTCTTTCTGCGAGCCATTTCAGCATCAATTTCACTATTGGTTGGCAATCCACCAGCAGATTGACTTCCCTGAATAGATAAACTACCAATAGATTTTTCAATATTATCCAATGCTTCCATATTTGAGGCAAAATCTTTAGTTGGGTCTGTAGCTGCAGTAAGCCATAATTTCAATTCAGCATTAGAGTCAATTTGTTTAGCAGACATTCCAGTTGCTTTTTGAATTGCAGCCAATAATTTAGGCCTTTCCATTGCAATAGAATTTCTTGCAGAAGCTGCTTCAGTACCTAAAGCATTAGCAATAGTTTGACCTATTCCAGAAGAGCTTGCGCCAGCCTTTAAATTTTCATACGCAGATTTTTCTGTATTATGAATTGCATTTAATTCATTTAATTTCATGTACTTATCACGCAATGTAGAAACAGCTAAATCAACATCATTAGCACCAGCTTGTTTCATTTGTAATTTAAGGTCAGCAGGGCCTCCAGGGATTGCTTCTAATCCACCAGAAGATGTCATTCTATAACCCATTGGTACACGAGATTGCATTAAAGATTGTTGTTGTTGAGCAGCCATTTGTTTGTAATGAGCTTCTGCAATCTTATTTTGCATATCTTTAATTCTAATTTCTTCTTTATCTTTTTCAGACATAATTTCAGGCGCTTTAGGAACAATGTTTCCAATAAGAGGGGCAATATATTCTTTTGCGTATTCTGGGTTTTTAGAAGCAATAGCAAGGGCTGTTTTTGTATCTCCAGATTTAATTGCATCAGAAATTTGTTGTTGAATATCTTCTCTTTTGCCACGCAATGCAGCCGCAATTTCTTTTTGTTTTATGTCAGCTCTTTCACCAACGGCTTGTCCTGCCAATACATTAGCAATCGGAGTTAATTGCTGAGTAAAGCTAGGGGCAACATAATGACCACTAATCATTTGACCTTGTGGTTGACCTTGCATACCTTGAGCCATTAGCAATTCAGCTAATTTTTGTTGGCGGCTTACATCCTGCAGTTCAGGATTAAAGTTTAGCGCTTCTTGTTCTGGAGTTAGTGCCATTATGAGTTCCTTAATGCTTTTGCTAAGTTTGAGCCTGATACATCGTACATACCTTCAGAGGCTTGTGTTTGACCTGGTACATTAAATAAAAAAGGGTTTTTAGATACTATTTGAGGCACATTCATTGGTGTAAATGAAGGGCCTGCTAATGCGCTTGCAAGTTTAGCTAGATTTATGCCATTTGCATTAGTTGCACCAGTTGTATCAGTTGTGCCTGTTGCGCCAGTTGCCGCAGCGCCTCCACCAACTAATTTAGCAAGGGTATTTCCATAACCTAATATTTGTCTTGCTTTATTTGCATAATTTAGTGTGTCAAGTGCTTGCGAACCTTGTGAAGCAGCATTAGCAGCATCAATCGCTGCTTGTTGATTTAATCCTGTATAACCCATTTCACCATAGGTAGGCCCCATAGCGCCTTCAGGTAATCCAGTAACCCCTAATTCGCCATAGGTAGGCCCTGCTAATTCAGCCGCAGTACCAAGCCCTTCACCAGCAAAAGTGCCGCCACCAGTATAAAAACCACCACCAGCAATTTCAGGTGCAACGCTACTAGCAGCAGCGCCAGCTTCAAGTGCACCAGCAGCAGGAGCTAAAGCACCAGCAGTAATCATTGCAGCAAAAGCAGGAGCTACTTTTTCAATGCCACCTAAAGTTGCGCCCTGACCTTGTCTTTGGGCTATGTTTTTAGCATGACCTTCTGCTGTGGTTTGATAATCATATTTAACATAATTATTAATTTGTTCTGGTGGTATTCCTACAGCTAAAGCATTTTGTATTTCATTTTGTATTCTTGCATTGGTATTAGGATTGCTTTTTCCTTGACCTGCATCCCAACCTGCCTTTTGCATATCAAGATGCAACATTGCGTTGTAATAAGCATTAGGGTCTACTTTTTTAATAGCCTCAAGTTGAGCAGTATTTTGAGCTTCATTGGTAGATGTTCCACCAAATCCATGACCATTATTTGTAAAAGAATTAAATAGATTATTTGCTAAATCTGTAGCTTTGTTAGCAGTATATTGAGGCGTTTGTTTTAATTCATTTGGCAGGCTATTGAGATATTCGCTATATGATGGATTATCAGCAAATTTCATGCCTCCAGTTTCAGGGTCTGAAACCAAAGTAGGCAAAGATTGTGCATATTCACTTGGCGATAAAACCTTATCTACAGGTGCAATAGCAACTGGTTGATTAGGAATATTGGAAAGTAATCCCATTTTTATTATTTTTTATTGATAAAAATATGTGTTATCGCCAGAAAGGTCTGTTTGACCTAGGTCTGTAGCATTTCCGCTAGTTAATTGTTGATAGCCTCCAATTACTCCGCTACTTCCACCATTGTTTAAACCATTCCACCAATTAGAAATACCAGTACCTAAGTTTGCCAAGCCTGATAAGCCACTTCCTACAGTATTTCCTAAACCGCCTAAACCACCACTACCTTGAATTAAAGCACCGCCTAAACCATATAAACCTGATTGCATATTGGTTGTTTTGGCGATATTAGCATTTTGCTGTGCAATATTAGCCGCTTGTGAAGCGTTATAGGCTTGTAAATAATCAGGGCCTGATACAGCAGCTTGGCTATAAGGATTTACATAGCCTGGTGTTGATAAGTTTTTAATATTAGCGGCAGTAGCATTTTGCAAAGATTGAGCTTGCAAGCCTGTTTGCATACCATTAATTTGTGCGCTAGTTAATAAGTCATTTTGACCTTGATTAAATGTACGCATAGCGTTGTCATACGCTTGAGTTCCTGGAACAATACCTTGATTAGCTAAAGCGGCTTTTTGTGACTCAGCATTTTGTGCAATTTGTGGTTGTAAGCGTTGCATAATTGCATCGCTATAAGTTTGACCAGGGTTAATGCCATACATAGGATTGGCTTGAGAAGCCTGCAATCCTGCTAAAGAAGTATCTGTAAGTTGTTGTAAAGGCTGACTTAATTGCTGGTTAGCTGTCCACATTGGATTGCCATAAGCATCAGTACCTGACTGAGAATAAGTCAAAGAACCATAAGGGGTTACTTGATTTACACGATTGGCTGCTGTAGCTGCTCTAGCATTAGCTAAGTTTCCAGCAGCAGTAGCTTGCGCTGCCTGCATATAGGGATTTGATGTGTCCATATTTACACCTGCTTGATTTGTTGGTTGTTGAGTTGAATTTGACGGAATTTTCTCACCAAAAGCATTGGTTGTATATGGCCCTGCATATTCAGCAGTCGGCGGCGCAGATGGGTCATAAGCCATTTATTACTCCTAATGAAAGTATTTTCTTTAACACCAAGGAGTCGGCTTTTGCCATTATAACTCCAAAAATCATAAAACCCCTCCAGATTCCATTACATAGTCTGTAGAAGCCCAATGTAAATCAATCCCTTGAGAAGCTACTGTAAGGTTTATTGAACCGCTAAATCCTAGCCCCGTGACACCTTGCCAAATCTTAGTGGTTACTAAATTGCCACCCCAATTCTTTTCATCCCATTTGGCTGAATCCCAAACGCCAATATTAAGAGCTTGTGGATTAAAGGTAATTTGTCCTAAATTGTCAATGGGCGCAAAATCTGTGCTAATACCGCATAAAACTGAAGGTAAACCATTATCTGATTGAAAAATAGGTCTTACTAAAGTAAAGCGTTTTAACTGACCTGGAGTTTCAAAATAACTATAAGCCTGCTGAACAGCGCCTGTAATATTTGAGCCATTATCTGAAAAGCCATTGTAATAAGTGCCTACAAAGCCATCGCCACCAAAATGAATGTCATTATCAACAGAGTTTTCAAAGCAATATGCTTGTACTCCTGTAAATCTTGCCCATGCTTTAGTGATGGTGTGCATTACATATTGTTCCATTCCCAAGCTGGTAGGAATGTTTAAAATGAGCATATTTTCAGCGGCATAATAAATAACTTGCCAACCAAAATTAGCATAGTAATTACTTGCAGCCAAACTTACAGCATAGTAAATCTTGTCTGTAAGGTTAATTCGAGGGTCTAAACGGCTAGATTGCAATGCAGAAGCCAAAGGAACTAAACCATCTTGCGTAAGCAATAAGAGGTCACCTGCCCATTTTGTAAAGCATCTGCGGCTAAAAGTTTGACCTAATTGCCAAACACCTTTTAAAGCCCATGTAGCGGCTGTTGTAGGGTCTGTGCCGTTATAAACAATCGTTTCCCCAAGCGAGGTAATGAATACTGCATAATCATCTGCACCTTGACCTGCATCAAGAGTCCAAGTACCCATTGCTTGCAAATAACCGCCATTACGAGCAATACCGCCAAAATACAAAGGATTAGCTACGCCTGATATAGCATTTACATCTAAATACCAGCAAGCCAATGAGTTGATTTGCGTAAAATATAAGCGATTTTTAAATAAATTGACATTAACAAATGTGCTTGAATCAATGCCTGTTACACCTAAAACTGTATATGAGCCTACTACTGTAGCATTTGAAGCTGGAGTTGTAGCCATTACATAAGTAAATGTATTTGCTCCAGTTTTGGTAATAACATAAGAACCATTGTAATCTGATGGTGTAGCGCCTGAAATAACGACTTGATTGCCTGTTATCAATCCATGTGGTGAAGCAGTAGTAACTGTTGCTGTTGTTCCTACATGGGTAATAGTGCTAATTGTTTGAGCAGTAGTTGTTGTAGCTAAAAAGAACCATTTTGTGCCGTCATAAATAACAGTAGGGTCTTGACCATTACAAGCAACAATAAAGTTTCCAGCAGCATTGGAAAAGTTTACAAACTGCATTTTTGAGCTTGTTAAACCATCAAATGCAACAGTTGCCGTGCTTGATGAAGCATCCCAAATTTTAGTGCCAGCAAAGGCAAATAATTTATATCCAGTATTGGTTGGATAAACTACTACTGTATTTACTTGCCCTGTAATTCCTGTGGATTTTTTAACCCATCCTTTACGCAATGTAATATCAGTAGGCGTAGGAAAGAAATTAATCATTTGCACAGCATCAGTAGGATTCATATTTGCCAATGAATCCCTTGCGTTCCAACCTCCAATAGGTGCTGGAATGGAAGCTGTTTTAGCTGTATTTCTTTTTGGTTGTGTCATGAGCCATAGCCAGTATCAGGAATATTAGCGTAGCCAATAAGCACTTTAGATGGGTATGGAGCAAACGATAGGTTTGCAGCACCTTTATCATTGGCTTTGGCAACTGATAAATAGCGTTGATAGTCTTGAGATACAACAGTAGTATCAAAGCCTTTAATTCCCCAATATTTCAATTTTGTCAACAAAACAATGACTCGGTCGTTTAATACAGTTGTATCTGTGTCGGCAGTAAAGCTGGTTTTTACAGTTCCATCTGCGGCACGCACATAACCATTAGACTTGTATTCCCAACCTAAATACTCGTTAGTATTCATTGGCGGCCATACTTGGAATTGATTATCCAAAATACGCCAGCGAATACGAGGGCCAGTTGAGATATAGCCAGACTTTAACCATTGCCATTGTTGTGCATCTTCAGGCCCTAAAGCCTCCCAATGCTTAGTTTTATCCCATTGAGTGCGGTCTGTAATCGCTTCAAAGTCAAAAGGTAAGTCATAAGCAGTCTGAGCTAATACAACAGCGCCTGTGCCTGTTCCTGAAGCCATTTGGCTCATGGTGATAGTTTGACCTGCTACAGATACCACATTGGTATCTTGATTGATGTTATAACCAGTAATTTGCCATTGCTTATTTACAGCAGTAATATCAACACCTGATTGAATTACAAGGTTTTTAGAACCATTTACAGATGTGCCATTACAGTTAATAGCCTGTGTGTAGAAACGATACTGCACCTGAAGTGCTTGCCAGTCATATTCTTTAACCAAGTCATATCCAGCGCCATTCATTAAAGCAAGAATTTGCTGAACATCTTGAGATTGATTGCCAATTACATAGGTAGGAACAGCCAAGTTTAGCTCTGCGGCTACTTGTTGCACCATTTGCAGCATCGTTTGGGACATATTAGGCCTCTACTACTTTCGGTTTACGGGTTTTAGGAGTCTTTTCCGCAACAGCCGCAAGTAGCGCTTCCATTTGTTCTTGCATTTTGGATAGCTTCGCATCTGTTTCTGCCTTGATTTTATCATTTTCTGCACGAAGTGCTTGCAATTCTTCTTCTCTTTGTGCAACTTCTGCGGATTCTGACGCTAAATTCAAAAAAGCTTTAGCTTTTTCACGAAAATTATGAGGGCTCATGCCTGCAATCATGCCAATACGCTGTAATTGCTGGTCAGAACAGTTAGCAACAGACTCAACTGTGTGAAATTTAATGCCTTTTAGCTCATCTGCTTGACTACGGCTTACTAAAGGCCATTGCTCAATAGGTGTGCCAATAAGTTGCTCTTGCCCTGCGGTTTGATTTTGGTAATGCGCCCATTGGCGTGGAAATCTAGCCTTATGGGACTCTTGTGCATAGGTGTCAATTTCTGTCAAATTGTCACCAGGAACACAAATACGAATAAAATCAAATTCTTTAAAAATCGGTCTACCTGCTGCATTAGACTCATCTTCTTGTTTTACAGACCGTTTATAGAATGTGACTGCCAATCGTGCATCTGCACCATTTTCATCTGAAGGTAAAAAAGCCATTGTATTTCTCCTAAGTGGTTAGGTTATTACGGTTAAAAGAAAAGGGACTCCCCTTGTGAGAGAGTCCCAGTTTTACTACATTTTCAATTTAAAAGGGATAACCTATTAAACAGAAGCGGCTGAGAACCAACCATAGTCACCTGAAGCCATTGCTACGGCTGGAGATGTGTAAGAACCAGCAGAGCCAGTTGCTACAAAGGTTGAAGCATTAATAGCGCAAGTTGTGGTAGAAGCAGTAATTGCTGCACCAGCTTTTGCCCAAACATAACGCTTACCATCAGATGCAAATGTTTCTGCACCGAGTGGGCCAAATGTTACTAAACCAGACTGCAAAGCCTGTTCTGCAACGGTTTGTGTATCGTTCAGGTCAACACCTGCGATAGGGAGAGTACTATATGCCATGATTTATTTCCTTAAATTAATTAATTAGACAAAATAAATAGGGGTTTCCCCCTATCTATTAGGTTGTCAACAAGCCTTGTAGGAAGCTGTTAGATGTAGTCAAGTTACCAGCCCAACCGTATAACTTCACGATTGCGTCTTGGTTAATTGACTGGCGCTCACCACCGATAGGTACAAAGTTACGCTCTTTGTGTGGGCGTAAGAAAATGTAGTTAGTGTTCAACATATACATATATGTAGCTGTTTCTTGTGAACCATAACCACCACCGAGTACCACATCAGCAGATGTACCGCCACCGTAGAACTTCAAGCTAGCAAAACCAGCAGCGCCAGATTCTTCAGCAGCAATACGCTGAATAGACTGCAATGCGCCTACATAGTACTGATACATTGTGTTACCAGCAACAATCAAGTCAGCTTTGTCTGTACCACGAATCTGCTTGATAGCAGCTTCAGTCATCTTAGCCAAGATGTTTGAGGATGTAGCACCAGTAGTGATTTGGTTTTGCCAGAAAGGCCAGTTAGCACGGTTAATACCACCGTATGTGCCAGATGTAGGAGTTGCTGAAACAGCAGCGCCCAAACCATCCAAATTCTTACCACCATTACCTGTACCGTCACCATAAAGGTCACCAGAAATACGGTTTAACAAACGAGCTTCAGAAACTTGCATACGACCATCTAACAAGTCGATGATTGCTTCTTTAGAGCTGTTCTGCAACATTTCGAGACCAGACATTGTTACTGAGTCTGCGTATTGAGCGATTTTGAACTGAGCAGCAGAGATAGGGCTATCTGGAGCAATGTTCAATACTTCATATCCGCTATAAGAGTTAGCGTTGTTTGTAGATGCATCGTCATACATGATTTCTTCCAAAATCACATTACCGCCTGAGAATGGGCGTACATTGCCCTTCTGGTTCAAGCGCTGAAGAATTGCGTTGTTTTGTGTTAAGTTGTCTGCCAATTCACCGCTACGACTTTGAATAGTGGTAGCGATAATATCGGTGATTGCTGAGTTAGCAAATGCCATGATTATTATCC